GCGATAACAGGCCGCCGTATAGACGATGAACTCACGGCCGCCAATTTCCATGATCTTGAACGGTTCGGCCGGATTGTAAGGCCGGAGCACCGCGTCAGGGTATTTCGCTTTCAACTGTCTAATCCGTTCGGCTACATCTATGTATCCGTCAAGAAAATTGCTCATTATTGCTCCTTTTGTTTGTTGTTTGTTCTAACTCTTGGTGTGTATCCGCATAACGCGGAACGGATTACCGGCTGATGAATAGTTGTCGTACAGCGTCGGGTTGTCTTCTGCGAACTTCTTGGCGTCAAACGATTTCCGGCCGGCTTGTTCTTTCCACGAAATAATCTTGTGACCGCCTAGTGTGCCGATTTCGTTGCCAAGCAACATACGCGCCAAAGCGTCTTTAGCGGTGCTAGCTGCCGCCGAAGCTTCTTTTGATAGGCGGTTAGCGTCTTCCAACATCAGCACATAGTCCAAAGCTTCGCGGGGTAACTCCACCGAAGTGGGTTGAGCTTTGTAAATCGCGGTGATCTGATCGGCGCTAAACGCCTCAATGTCTTCTTCTGCCGGTAAGCCGCTTTCAATCGCTTCCGCAAAGATTTCAGCTTCCATTTTGAGGGCACTAATGGCCGCAGGATTTGACGGCAACGACAAAACGGACAACCGTTGGTTACGGTCAAGCGTTACGAAGATCACCGGAACGCCAATGGCGTATTGCAGCGCGTAACCCTGCCACACATAGTCTTTCGCGTTCATCAAATCGTCTGTGTCCTGAATTGAGTAGCGGGTCGTTGTCTTCGCTTCAATGCACACCGACGGGTTCGTTGGGTCGTCTAGGCCGTCGGGAGACACCGTAAAACGGCCGCGCTGATACATAAGCTTCGGCGTAGCGATCTTGATACCAAGCTGCGCGCTTGCGTAGGTAATCAACGCCGGTTCTAGGAAGTTGCCGCGATCAAACACGGGGTTAGACGGTTCCTCACGCGGTTCGCTGACCTTGTTTGCGAACAGATCGCCACGCGTCTTGAACGGTGACGCGTTCATTAGTGCCGGAGCGTCTGACGCGCCGAATACAACGCGGCCTTCCGCGTCGCGGTGCCGCAGTTTTAGCCACGCCATGCTTCCGTGCTTAGGCTTCTTGATAGTTACTAAATCGGCCATGCCAATCCCTTCGTTTGTTGTTGTCTTAGTTCTAGTTGGGGGGTGCTATACAGTTTCGCGGCGCTTTACTTCTTCCAAAAGCTGCGCGCTAGAAGCCAACATCGCGATCGCTTCCGGTGCCGTGTAGCCGATATTGCTCCAAGCGTCGCCTATGGGTGTCCGCTTTTCGTGCACACCGTCGCTCCAATAGACGGCATAGCTATGAAATTGACTACCGGTTCGGAGCTGCCATTTGTATCCTTCCGGCGGGGTTATCCCTACGGCTTCGGCCGCAGCTACGAAGCGGTCAAACTGTTGTTCGGCTTTCTGTCGGTTGTTCATTACGCTTCCTTTGTGATCGTTGTTGTAGGCATACCGCCAACCTTCGTGTAAGTGGTGACGATCTTGAAACCTTGCTCCTCAACTTGCTTGATGACGGTCTTCTTCGTAGCCCGCGCAGACATACCCAAGCCGAAGAACTCCTGTCCCATGTCCTTCCAAGCTTCTTGGTAATGGTTGGCGTCGCTGATTAGGTCAATTACATCGTCAATCGCTAACAAAACCGTGTAATGGGTCTTTGTTTTCTTGATCGTGTATTCGGCCGGCGTGCCGGAGTATTCAACCAACGCGCGGCCTTCGTGATCTTCCCAAAAACAGTGCCCGATCGTTAGCTTGATTTTGTCGGTCATTTCGTTTCCCCTTTCGTCTTGTTTAGTGTTGCTGTGTATAACTCTTGGATACGCTTTTCAGCGTCGCTTACGGCCACCGCGCGGCGCTTCTGCCGTTGTTCTAGCGTCTTGTTGCTCATGACGGGAAAACCGTGTCGCCGGCGTCAATCAACCGATCGGCCTGATGAAAGGCTACGCTTCGCGACAAGCGCCTGATGAACATACGGTTGTTACGGTCGCGGATTTCAAATACATCCCTGTCCCAACTGTTTTCGCCTTCAACTTCGTGAATAGTTAGTAGCTCCGTGTCGCTTTCCCAATATAGGAAAACGCCGCCTAGAATTACTTTGTGCCAACCGGCTACTTCGTCCATTTTCTTCCCCTGTTCTTTGAGTGCCCCTTGCCCTCAATAAATACAGTCTAGCCGAAGCCGACGAAGAAAGCAAGTACCAAACCGACGGCATACCCGATAAACGCCAAAATACGGGTCAGATCGCCAAGAAGTAATGGCTAGAAAACTTTACGAAAAATAAAAAAAAATCTTTTCAAGCAAACCGCGCCGAAGCGTTCAAGCTCCGGCGCGGCTCACTCTTACACAGCCGCAGAAGGGTACGGGGTGCCCTCTGAAATTACCCTAAGTGATTGCACCATTGCTACAGGCACCGCCAAAACGCTATCCAACGCCCCAAAGCTATTAGACGATTGAGCTATCACGACATGATTTTCTTTTGCTGCGGGTAGCAATATCCCGCAAGTTACCACCACGCAAGGCTCCTGATCTATGTCTTCTACCGTAATCCAGCTATTTGTGTCTGAGTGAGCGTCGTGCCAAATGCACTCCACGAAAGTCACCGCTTGGCTCATAAATCACCAAGTTTCCGTATGCTCATAAACGGCCGTGTGAATTGCGTGTAACGGATTAGGACAACCGATCAAGGCTGTAGCTCCGTTCGCGAAACAATCTTCACAAATGTAATGCTCCTCAAACAGTTCGGACAAACCGCGCCAAAACTTTGCCAAGCTTCGCCAACAGTCGCGTTCCCTGATAAGTAGCTCAACTTCCTGCGGGGTCATTTTCACCAGCCTTCCTTCTTTCTATCCTGTACGAATACCGGCGCCTGAATAGTGATGTTTCGTTCCGGCGTAACGATCGCCAAAGCTTGCTGAGGTTGCTCAAAGCCGAAGTTGGAAATCATGGCATATTCGTCATAACCCTTTAGTGACCCGTTGATAATCATGGACGGCGTGGAAATATATTGGTGCCAATGCCCTAGCCAAAGCGTTCGGAAGTTGTTACCGGTCGCGAGATACTTTGAGGCCTTTCGTGCGCGCATACGCATGATTGGCGGATAAATCCCGCCGATACCGCCACCGCCGCTTACCTGATCGCCGTGCGTCATTAGGTGCCCGTGATCGTAAATCTGAAAGTAGGCGTCAGCGCTCATCGGAATATTGAAAGTCACACGCTTGTCTTTCGCGAAGTGCCGTTCAACCATTTTGGCAAGTAGCCAGTCAAAGTTGGTTACAACGCGCGATTTCATGCGCGGCTTCCGCGAAGTGCGGCCGTGATTACCAACAACGCTCACGCAATAGCATTTCCCAAACTCCGTAGTCAGTAGCTCTATCGCTGCCGCGATCTGCTCAGACCAATACAGGCAGCTTTCCAACATACCAACTTCGTTGGTTTCCTTTAGTTCTTCGTGGATATCGCCGCTGAAAATATCGCCACCAAGCAATACAACAACGCCGTCGTATTTGATACCGGCGAGATAATGCCGCGCAAGCTTGACGACATTTTGTGTCCACTTCTCCAACCTCATGCGCGCAATTTCGCGGTTGTAAGCGTTCAAGCCTTCCATTTCCGAAGGGTCAACGATTTCGTCAAAGTGGGTATCGGACAGCATGACTACTAGCGTCGCTGCGCTTGTCTTCGGCTTCACCGGAACCAACCAAGCCGGCGGTTGTAGTGCCGTTCCTTCTGCCCGTTCAATGATTGCGATAGTTCGCCGTGCTTCGTCTAGCTTGTCGGCAAGCTTTACAAGCTCTAAACGCGCGCTGTCGCGCTCACGCTTCACACGAATTAGATCGGTGAAATTAGTTGCCGTGTTTTCGGCGTTGATATCGTCAGCCAATGTCATTTATGTACTCCCCGCGACGGTAAGCCGTGATGTGCGCTGCCCTGACTAACGGGTAGCCGTTTTTCTGTAGTGCGCGTGCAATAGAAGCCGCCGAAATAGAAAGATCATTGAGCGCTGCTGTTAGGTCTTCTTTGTCTTCCGGTTTCATGGAAAGCAAAGTGATAGCCAAAATAGATTTACGGCCTAGTGTCGTGCTTTCTTGACTGATCGCTTTCAATAACTTGCCCATTGTTTAGCCCTTCCGCATGGTGCATGATGTGTTTGTCTATCTTATCTCCAACGCCGTTCACGGCGCGATAAATAAACTTTAGTTGAGCTTGAACCGTAGCATGATCTGAACGGTTTTCCTTACGCAAGCCCTGAACTAATGCAGCTAACACGCCGCCCACCGCGAGAATAACGGCCGCGACAATAGAAGCAACAGCCGCGTTCATGGTCTGCCGTTACGCCGGAAAGATTTGAGCAAAAGCTTCAATGACGCGTTTAGGGTCATCAGCCATAGCCGGCGAAAGTTCCACATGGAGCCAGTCTCCGTTGGGTGCTCCGTGAATTTCAAGCTTCGTGTAGTTCTTCCAACCGGTTTCGCGATCACAGCGCCAGCCCCTTCCAAACGGTTGTGGGAAATAATCTAAAATACACTCTACGCCCAACAGGTCGGCGTTCTTCGTCAAAATCTCACACCACTCAACGGCGGTCTTTCGTGGGGTATCTCCGCCGCGCTTGCCGTCTTTCATGTTTCGGTAGCTCAAATCCATTGCGCGCCCTGTCGCGTGAACGCTCATCGTTGTGCCCCCGCGTTTCGCCCTGTTGCCGAAAGTGCCATTGTTCCAAAGCTTGCCGCCGGAGTGTTTGATACAAAGCTCAACAAACTTTTCTGTACCGGCACGCTTGCCGGCCGCTAAACCGTCGTCAATGCCGGTGTAGTGCCGCTTCACTTCTTTGCTGCGGCTTTCTTGACCGGCGCTTTCTTCTTTGCGGCAACAACTTTGACCGGCTTACCGTCGGCAGCATTAGAACCGAAGAACGAAGCCAATTCAGGGTCGCCAATCTTGGTAGAAGCCCAAGCCAAAAGGCCGCCGATTACGGGCATAGCCATAGCAATCAGCGCAGGGTCGGTGTTGGCTTTCATTAGAAGATAGGTCACAATGCCTAACACGCCAGCCTTGCTAGCTTGATCTGTTGTTTGGCTACGGTTATTCATCGTTGTCGCCTTTCTTTAGAAATGTTGCCACCGAATGTATCACGATTGTTAGGCAAGTTATCCACAAGGCTTGCTTCAAGGTAGTGCCGGAAAGGGTCAGCAAAACCAAGCCCGTGCCAGCCCACACCCAAGCGTTATCCAATAAGTAGTCGTGTATTTTTTTCATCTGCTCCGCCTTACCGCCGGCGACGGCATAGCCACTAAAATCGTCGTGCCAACAATAATAGTACGGCGAACCGCTACGGATACATTGGAGCCAATCGGAATATAGGCGCTGAAACCGTCGTTCCCGAATATGTTTATTGTCTCCTCAAATGCTGCCCTGACTTCTTCCGGCGCGTCTTGTACTACTTCCGCGATAAGTTCCGCCATGCTTTCGGTTAGCTGCGCGGGTTCAATCTCTTGGAAAAGGGTTTGGGCTTGCTCTCCGGTTAGAACCTCAATCACGGCCGGCGAAGTAGCTAACGCTTCCGCCTGATCGGTAGATAGGTCGGCGGTCAATAGGTCTTCCACGATCGCTTTGACTTCTTCCGGCGTGCCGCTGCTAAGCGCTTCTAAAGCGTTAGTGAAATCGGCTTCCGTAATGGCTTCTGCCGGCACAATTTCGGGTAACGGCTCCGTTGTAGGGGTAGTCGTTTCCGGTGTCTCTACGGAGCTTGTAGGTGGCTCTACGGGCACGCTATCGGCCGGCGGGTCGGTAGTTTCCGGCAAGTAAAGCGTCACCGGCGGAGCTTCCGTTGTAGTAGTGGGTTCTTCGGTTGTTGTAGTCGGTTCCGTTTCGGTCGTTGTAGTCACCGGAGTAGGTACCGCCGGAGCTGCCGTTGTCGTGGTTGTAGTCGTCGTGGTTGTAGTCGTCGTGGTTGTTTCTTCCGGTAGCGTCGTCGTTGATGTTTGACCTATTGTGGGATTTACTAAAACTGTCGTTGATTGCTCTATCGTCGTCGTGGTGGGTTGCTCTGTCGTGGTGGGCGCTAGGGTCGTGGTGGGTGCATATGTACCGTCAAAAGCGCTAGCCGGCACGATCTCCCATTGGTTATCTACTAGCCACCAAGTTTGTAGCCAAGCTCCGCCGCCGTTTTCGTAAAACCATAAAGTGATCGGCTTCGGTTCCCCCGCAATAAACATGATTGGCGCGCTAATGCTTCCGCCGCCGCCCTTGTCGTACCAGTCATCAACGACAAGCTGCCCGTCAATATAAAGCCTCACGCCGTCATCGGCCTGCGGCATAAACTCCGCGAACCCCGTGACCGGTGCTGTTATATAGCCCTCATATTTGACGACAAAATCTTCCGTCAAGCCGCACAAAGGGTCTTCGTCAAAATAGTGCTCTAGGTCGGTCGCGGAAATAGTGCACGCGATCGGTGTTGTAGGCGGCAGCGGCGGAGCGTTGTTGTAGAAGTTATCCGGCGTTGAGTTATCAAAAACCGTAACGGCTAAACCGGTTGAAGCTTCTAAAGCGGCCGACGGCGTAGCTACGAAAGCGAAAAGCGCGACAGGTGCAAAGATTATCCACTTATTGGCCGACATAAATCCTCAAACAATTCCAATGCCGGTTGAAAGCTAGGTGCCATAGTCATCTCCGCGATTATCTCGCCGTAACCCGATTTGTCTCTTGTTGGGTCGTGAAAATTAGTTGAAAGATCAAATTGTAATTCCTGTAGCGGCTCCAAGCCGTAGCTTCTTAGCGCATAATTTATACAAAACAAGGGTTCGGAAATAAGCTGACTGAACGGAATAATCACTATGTCTAATTGCTGGCATTTTTTGTAATAGGCGCGATACCACTCCAACACTTTTTCTGCCCGATCTTCGCGCTCATCTCCGGTCAGCACTATCCAACTAGGTATGCACTCCAACGGCGAACGAACCGAAACAACAACATTTTGTTCTTCTTCTAGCGCGCAAATACTATGAGCAAGCCATTTACAGCCGGTCAAATGCGTAAAGAAATGACCGCCGGAACGGGGAAACGCTCCGAAAGTTAGCGCTGCCATTTCTGTTCGGCTTCGTTCCATTCCCAATAGCCGTCTTCCTGCGGCTTCGGTTTAGGTGCCGTCCATTCGCTATCGCTATCTAATCCCCAAGATTGAAACGGCTTTACGGTTGTATAAATATCTTTTTCAGGAATATAGAACGCCCCAATACACGCATAATGCCTACGAAAACTGTCGGTCAAGCTTGTCTGTTTCCAAACACCGCTAAATCCTAAAGACGATAAGAACATTTGACCGATCGGTTCGCTTTCAGGGAAATCCAAGCCGCCGCAATCCTTATTATCAACAACGATCACTTGAAGTATTTTGTTGTTTTCGTCAAGTTGTGCAAAGTGAGCCATTATGCTCGCCACCTAACATAAACAATTCCGCTGCCACCGCTGCCGCCGATAGGGTTGATAAGGCTTGGTTGTCCTGAACCGCGTGCACCGCCACCGCCTGACGCCGTATTTGCTGCGGCGCTAAAACCGTTTGTTGGATATGATGAACCGTTACCGCCAACACCGGAACCGCCGGCACCGCCGCCGCGTGCACCGCCGCCGGCTCCCTTGTATAAAGCACCGCCGCCAATAAATGTGCTCACATCTGTTCCCGCTGCACCGGCTCCGCCGTTACCGGCACCGCCGGCACCGCCTTGACCGGCAACACCCCAAGTTCCTGCTACTGAGTTGTCTGTGCCGAAATATGAGTCAGTTCCAACACCGGCACTATATTGACCGCCACCGCCGCCGGCACCAACCGTAATCGTGTAAGTACCAACAGAAAGATTGGTTTTTATGATTGTTCCGTTACCGCCGCCGGCACCGCCGCCGGCCACGCCGTTGTAACCGTTGTCGCCGCTTGCTCCGTTACCGCCCGCGAATGAATAGATTGTAAATGTTCCGGCGCTTGTAACAGTGAAAGCTCCTGTCGCGTTGAATTGCAAATACTTGAAACCTGTACCGGTTTCTACGGGGTTGCCAATGCCGCCTTTAGCGTCTGCTCCTTGTGCTTGAATACCGCTCCAATAAGTATTTGTTTGTGCCGTGTTCCCGCGACGGCCGCGCGGGTCTAAAGAATTGCCGGTGACGGCGCGGCCACCCTGCATAGCCTTATTGAAACTTGGCATAACTAGGCGGTGATACGGTTCACATATCCGTGCAGGACAACCGCGTTGGCTACATCGGCATACGCGCGAACCACTAGCGCCGTCGCGTTACCCTTTAGCAACAAACCGGAAGCAATCAGATACAAGCCGTTTTGGTTAGTGACCGTGTAAGTAATGTCGTCATCTACCGCTGTTGTTCCGCCCCATTGCACGGTAAGACGAACTGATTGGGAAGCTGCTGTAGCTGCCGGATAGACGGAACCGCCGGAAGCACCCGAAGTCACGTTTGTTGCGGTTCTAGCGTAAGTAAAAGTTGTTGAAGACGGAACGGTGGTGATAGTCCATGTGCCGTTGAAAGTGTTATCAACGCCGGTGATCTTGACGGTATCTCCAACAAATAATCCGTGACCGGCGGAAGTAGTAATTGTCGCCACATTAGAAGTCAAAGCTTTGTTGCTGACGGTGAGTGCAGCTGAGAAAGGGTTATTGAGTTGGGCGTACAACCATATTTCGTCAAGTGTTGTCGTAGTCGTTGAAGCGGTATGGATAGTGGTTCCGCTTGAAGCGGTCGCCGCCACTTTGATACCCCTACCGTCGGTGGAGCCGCTCAAAAT